CACCAACTCGTGGTGTATTTGCTGGTGGATTTGATGGTGGTGATAGATCTGTTGTCATAGATTATATGTCGATAGCATCTACTGGATTAGCTGCACAAGATTTTGGTGATTTAGTTCAAAAAGGTTTGTGTGGTGGTCATTCTCAAGTTCAATCAAAGACTCGTGGAGTGTTTGGAGGAGGTGATACACCAGGTGCAAAAGTTAATTTAATTCAATATGTAACAATCTCAACTCTTGGAAATGCAGCAGATTTTGGTGATTTAACTATTGGTAGAGGTATGACAACAAATGGAATAACTTCCAATTCAATTCGTGGACTAACCATAGGTGGATTTAATCTCAGTCCTGCAAATGCATACATAACTGCAATTGATTATGTTACCATGGCAACTCTTGGAAATGCAGTTGATTTTGGTGATTTAAGTGCTGGAAGAGGAAACGGAGCAGGAGTAGCATCACCAATAAGATGTGTAACGATGGGAGGAACAGCACCAGGATATGTAACTACAATTGAGTATGTCCAAACTATGTCCACAGGAAATGCAGTTACTTTTGGTTATCTAAACACACAGGGCACTGGTTTTGCGGCAGGAGCATCTAACGGTCACGGTGGATTGTAATCACCAAGCCCAAGATACTGCACTATAACGCTTACCTTTGGTTGCTTCCTTCACACCATGAGGGAACAAGAAGAGAGACGGGAACATAATAATATCACCCTTACCTAGTGGGACAACATAATCATCCCAGAAGAATAGTTCTGCACCTTCATAGTCATCATTCAGGTTGAGAATGAATGAAAGGACAGGAATACCTTTCTCATTACCATCAAATAGTGAGTGGATATGATCATGGTGCTGACGCATAATCTGTCCTGGTGTATAACGATTGAACCGAATTGAACTGAACTTATTCATAATCTGTGCAGTTCTTTCAGTTTGAAATGAATATCGTGCATTGTATGCTGCACCTGCCTGAATCATAAAAGGTGTGAGTAGTTGTTGATGCTCACCAGTAATGTTCTGCACATCCAGTTCCATTGTCTCTTCAGAACCGAATGAGTTGGCAACATTATTATACCAAGTATGAGGTCTCCACTCTTTCTTTTCAATCTCATCAATAAGATATTCACACAAATTGCCAGGAATGATACCTTTCTCTACATAGATTAAATCCCGTAGTTGAGTATCATACTTATTCATTGAAATCATTTGAGGCGTTACTCCAGTCATTGCACTTTCTCCAGTGGTCTTGCTTGTTCACATTTACGACAAAAATCTTTTTGAAACCTCAACTTTTGAGTTTCATATGCTTCCGAACTCAAAAGTTCTTTGAGTGGTATATCATTTATATTACCACAACTATACTCTTGGTGATAGTCATGGCAGCAATAAAATACATTACCTTTGATACCAAAGTATAAGTTATCAAAGTATCCTGCATTACATCTCAATGGGTTATCTCCCCAATCAATTGAACCTGTTGGTAGTTTCTGTGTTTCACACTCTGCACCCTCAAGTGTACCAGCCCTATCAATCAATCCAGTCATACTGAAGTTAATACCAGGAGGGCATCTTTGAAACTTCTGATAAACTTTCATAAATTCTTGTTTATGATCCTCACTACCATCACCATTCACAATCACAGTGATAGGAAAGTTCAGTTTCTGTGAGTTCTCAAACAGATACATCAATTGATAATACATTCGATACATTACAGCAGTAGATGCACCTGTAATATCTTTCCACTTCTTTTCATCCAGTGTGGGAATATTGAGGCGAAACTGTTTAATTTTCTGTGGATTCTCAATCAACCAATCAGTTAGTTCAGTTGTAATCATACTACCATTGGAGATATGTTCATAATCAAATCCCATATCAGTCATCAACTGCAACTTCTCCTTGAAAGTATCATCAAGGTTCGGTTCATTATATGTTGCGAATGAGATGTCATTCAGTTCCCATGGTGTATAGACAGAGCGAATCTCATTAAGAATCCTTCTGAATTGTTCCAGGGTCATGCACTCTTTCGGTGCAGGAGTATCATAAGCATTAGGACAGAACCAGCACTTATAGTTGCAATGAGTATTGTTTTCTATCTGTGCGATTCTATATCCAAACCCATGAAACTCTGGGAGTGGCCGTGATAGTGCGGAGGTCATACGCAACGATCCAGTGGAAGATAAGTCAGTGAGTTGATGTCACCCAGACTACCTTTGACCCAAGTATTAAAGGACAAACTAATACGTTCCGTATCAGATTGGTTGGCAGGAACACTGTGAGTCAGATTACTTGGGAAGATAATCAACTCTCCCATCTTCATAGGCAGCAAGAATGTTGCACTGTTAAAGTTGTTATACTTCTCATTAGACATACTCACATCCCGTTGTGATCTGCTACGAAACTGAATCGGTGGCAGTTGTTCATTGATAACAGGATACCATACACCACTAATCATACTGTTAGGATGCACATGTTCATGATGTGATTCACCCTTACCAGACTTATTGATCCAGGATTGAGTGATCACCACTTCATCCTTTGAGCACATCACCTCTCGTGCAAACTTGTAGATCTTGGACTTAATAAACTCTCTGATATTAGAAAGTTCTGGTTTATCCAATACAAAAGTATCTTCAGACTGTCGGTTATAGTGAATCTTATTACCAGCATCTCCTCCCTTGTTTTCTCTACGACAAGGGAGATTCTGAATATATTCTAACTCTTTCTCATATGGTACTGGGTATTGTGCAATGAGAACTGGTGTTGGAAATAACGAAAGCAATTCGTCTTGGGCCATGCTATAAAGTCATTTAGTTTAGATTATATATCACTAAACTAAATAGTGCAAGTGAACATTTGATCATGAAAATAGCAGTGGTCGGTGCCGGTAATGGTGGATCATTTACCGCACTTCATTTTGGATGGTATACAAGAGATAAATCAGATGTTGAGGTAGAACTCATTTATGATCCAGAAATAAAACCGGAGAGAGTAGGACAAGCAACTCTATTAGACCCTCCTGGTTTATTGTGGGCAGCAACAGATTTTAATTGGTATCATAATAAAATTCATGCCACATTTAAGAGTGGTATTTTATACGAAGGGTGGGGAAAGAAGAATGATGAGATCTTCCACCCGTTCCCATCAAATAGCATGGCCATGCACTATTGTCCGTGGGAGATGCAGAACTCCATCTTAAATAGTGGTCATTTCAAAGTTACCGAAGGAACAATCGATCCTAAAGATGTTGATGCAGACTATGTGTTTGATTGTAGAGGGAAACCTAAAAACTTTGAAGACTATGATGAATTAAAAAATCCAATCAATGCAGCAATCCTTGCAAGACCAAATTGGAACACGGCAGAGGCACATTGGAGTCGTCACGTTGCAACTCCTGATGGTTGGACATTCGTAATCCCTACGCACGAAGTATCACCATCAAATGATTATTGTATCGGATATTGCTATAACAGTGACATCACATCACAAGAGGAAGCAGAAAGGAACTTCCTCAATATGTTTGATGTTGAAATTAAGAAGAACGTAACATTTAAAAATTATGTGGCAAAGAGTCCCATGATTGATGACAGGATATTTCTAAACGGAAACAGTCTATTCTTTTTAGAGCCATTGGAGTCATCATCCACTCAGACATATATTGAGTGGACAAGAATGATATTTGATAACATCATTGAAAAGAACGGTAGCATTTATAAATCAGAAAGAGAAATTTTAGAATATATCGAACAGATAAAGAATTTTGTGCTTTGGCATTATCAGTTTGGATCTAAGTATGACACTCCATTCTGGAATTATGCAAAGACATTAACATTTGAGGATTCTAAGTTTAATGAATTCTTAAAATACACAAATGACAATGATATGTATCATCTTATTCCAAGTAGTTACGGTGGGGGCACTCCTCCTCACCAATATGGACAATGGCCATTGTTTAGTTTTAAAAACTGGTTGGATGGAATGACAGTAAAGGGGGTCGTCTAAAGTGTCCCTATAGTATGAACACTCCTGAAAAACTGGTCTTCATCGCGTCATTTATGTGGATGATGCAGTGGGGAACTCGGGTCACCTTTATTACAATCAATGCTTTATTTTGAGACCACCGGATATAACTATAGCTATAAACGATGTCATGACATTGTTCTATGGTTTGTAGCAAAGTATCTTCCACGTCACAAACTTGACATCACAATCAATCATCGTGGATTACTTCGCGAGGGTGTGTTTGGTTGGTGTACTGTTGTGGACTGTGATTATCGTCCTCGTGCATTTGAGATAGAACTGCACAACAGAATGGATCCGATTCAATACACTCAGACACTCCTACATGAACTCTGGCACGTTTATCAACACGTCAAAGGGTTTCTTAAGGATAAGCACGGCAAACGCCTTTGGAAGGGCACAGACCACTCTCTGATAAACTATGATGAACAACCATGGGAACAAGAAGCAAACGCAATGGAAGTGATCCTATTTGAAGATTACTTGACAAGTCCCTAAAAATCCTGTATAATTACCTTTGTTGAGGTTAATCAAACTATGAAAGCTGAATTTCTTTGTGTAAAACCCAAAACATCTAAAGCAAAGAATCGTTTTGCTAATCTTATGGATCAACTTCATTCCTGTCGAATTGAACAACGAAAAGATGGTAAATTATTTCTAGCATCTATTTCTGGTCGTTATCATTTTTGGATTAATGAATCTGCAGATGATCACTGGGAGGTAATCAAATGATTATAGAAACGCTATTGTATACAACATTAACTTGTACTCAAGTTAATCAACTAATTAGTAATGTTCTAAAAAATGACCAATCTGGAATGTTGTCAAAAGTTGAAGTCCAAGAGATCATTGACGTAATTAAAGATTCATCCCCGGAGTGTTTTAATGAAGGACCAAAATAGTATTCCTGACAATGAAAGTAAGAAAGACAAGTGGAATCGAGGACTTGACATTTTTATTGAAAGTGTTTTGGAACCAGATCCAGACTTGAGATCATGTGCTCACAATCAACGATGCTATCATGAATTGATGGATATTCGTACTGATGTCCTTGGTTATCTTAAAACAAAACGATGGAAGTAATTAAACCTGAAGACCCACAGTATTTCACTCACACATCAGATGGATTGTATGATCGACATCATTATAGAGTTGTGAGTAAAACTGGACAATATGTTGATGTAGAAAATTATGAGGAAGTTAAAGAAATTTGGTGGAATCAAAAGCATATTTTGTCCCATGTAGAAGTTATAGATATAAAAACAAAAAGAGGGTTTGGATAATGAATCTAACCGAACAAGAAGTTAAGTATCTTATCAGTTGCTTACAAAAAACATCTAGTTTTACTAAAGCAAGAGCAGAACAAGTTGATCATCCAGGAATGAAACACGAAGAGATTAAACAAAAACTTGAAGATTATTACAATAGATTGCATCAATGATTATTGATATTGATTACAAACAAGTAAAAGTACCACAAGATATTATAGAGTTTTGTGATTACTTTACTGTCGATGCAGAACGTGAAGATTTGCGTTATCTTGATTGTGTCTACATGAATTTGGGTTATTATGGCAATGATCCAGATCGTCTCAAAATTATGAGGAATGAAATTAACCCGGTCTTTGAATGAAAGAATTTAATTATGAACTCGATTACAAACAACTTGATTTCACAGATTCGGAAACTCGCAAACTTTATCGCATTGGAAGGGGAGAACAAGGAGTTTTATTGGTTCGCCCTTATACTAACTATATTTGTACTCATTGGCGTTTTGTAGATGAAGCTACTGCTCGCAAATCTGCTACTAAGATATACGAAATGTTCCTTGGATTTAAGAACCAAAGGGACTTCATTGGTATGGACATGGCACGGAAATTCTTGGAGATGGGTTTTACGCGAGCACGTCGCTATGCTAATCATTCCAGTGGAAGGAAGTACGATAAAATGTCTGGTAAAATCAGACCCCAAGAGCACGATTGGCGAACAAATACAAAAGCAAAAAGTGCTGCTATTTTTAAGGAGGTGCGAGATAAAGCTGCATACGATTCTGAATACCAAGCAATGAGAAAAGAATGGAGGTCTCGTGAATGATTCGATCTAGTATTCTTGACCCTGACTTTAACATTATGTTCCCATACGAAACATTTCCGTGGCGACTGGAGGTGAATAAAGATTGTCACAATGTAAAAGGTATTGCACTAACAGTATGTCACTTTGAATGTGAGGAACACTTGCAAAAATACCTGGATAGATATAAACTGAAACCAAAAGATTACAAGGTATCAAATCGTGATGGTAAATCCCTTAAGTCCAGTAAAAAACACAAGACAAATGTATCGAAAGGATCTAGAAAAAGTAATAACGGAGGTACAAGTTCAGTTCGCAAAAGAAAATCCAGCATGGATTCCACTAGAGACACTGTTAGCGATACAAAATGCCTAGAAAACTCACGGAAAAAGAAAAACTCCTCTTTGCCTTGACACAAATTGAAAACGTTGTTAAACTGACGAAAGATAACGAGTGGAAGATGTATTTGTATAATCATCTATCCACAGTTAAATATGAATTAGAAAGACAACTTGCGAATCTAAATGTCCACGAAACAACAAACCGAAACAAAAATCCATCCTGAAATTAAAGTTCCTGAAGGTGCTGAATTGATTGATGAATGTTTTTATGTTTGGAAGACCCGATTTGGTCTTCACACCACCATGACAAAAGGTGGCCGTAAAATGTTAACCGGTCTTGACAAAGATGGTGTTATTAGTATGACACGTTGGCATCTAAAATGTGAACAAGAAGGAACACTTCATCTCTACACTAAAGTTGTTGGAAATGCTATTGTAGGAGGCAAACTATGACCAAAAAAGAATTTAAGAAAACTGACAAGAAAGGTCGTGAAGAAACTTGGGAGTGGGAAGAAACTCCTGAAATGACTGCTGCTGTTGCACGATTGCACGATACTATTCGTGAACTAGAATTAAAAGCACCTGACTATGGAGTAGGAAAATGAAGGACTACAAACCACTAACTGATTCAGAAGTAAATGAAGCAGCAAAGGAATTTTTTCCTTTGTTTGATATTGTGCATCGTAACATGCCAGAAAACTGCACAGTTGAAGACACTCTAAAAGTGATGGAAACTGTGTGTAGTATGGCACAAAAACGACGTGCTTTTGATAAAGAAGAAGTAGGACCTTTTGGGTTTAATAAGGACGGATATAAAGATAGTGTCGTCTATGATGTAGGGGCATGATATGTATGAGGAACTAGACTCATTTGAGAGAGCATTACAACATTTTGGTACTAGAGTAGAGATCATCTCTGCAATGGAGATGGCAAGTAAACTTACAAGTGAAGATGCTTATCAAATGATAAAATGTGAGTTAAAAGAACTCAAAAAAGTTCGTAAAAATTGGAAAAAAGATCAATGATTAGCACAGAAGTTAGTGATGATGATTGGGAAGATTTTTGGAACTCAGAAGACTATATAAAAATGTATTCTGAGTATTGGAATGATGAAGACTTTGATAAAATTTGGTGGGATATGGAGCAAATTGAACCATTGACTCCACTTAACTCTGATGACATTCCAGAAATTTATAAAAAGATTCCTAAAAGGTATTAAGAATTACTAAGTAATACAGTAGAAAAGATTAAAATCATAACTAATTGTGAGATGCTGTGTTAGCATGTCATCACATTCAGGAGATTGCCGATGTCACTGCCAAAGAACAGAAAAATTGAACATAAACATATTGAATCGATGAAAATGGCAGTGAGAGAATCAGGAATACAAGCAATTCATCCCGAAAGAATGGAAGAATTTGCCGAATATCTAGTTCAAAAGGCAAGGACACAAGAATAACTGTCATAAGGGTGCTTGACTTGCACCCTTTTTTAATATAAATTAGTATCAGTTGAATAAATCTTATGAAGCTTGCACTTGCAGCACTACTTATTGCTACTGCTGCTATGCCAGCAGAAGCAGGACCACGAAAGTATTCATCTAGACCTGGATATGCTTCCGAAAATAAGTGCTATAAAACAAAGTATAGAGAGGAGTACATACCAGGAACTAGCAACAATCGTGGATATGTAAGAACTTGGAGAGAGAAAAAAGAAATACCTTGTAAAAGACGTAGGAAAAATCATTATCATGATCGTTATTATCATGAAACAAATCCAAATGTTGGTAGAAGATACCATGACCATGATAACAATTCCTGTGTCGAAGGCACAGTAGCCGGTGGACTTTTGGGTGGTGCATTAGGTGGAGTTCTTTCTAAGAAAGAGAATTGGATCTGGGCAATCCCCACGGGCATTGTTGGCGGTGCTATGGTTGGATGTCAGGTTGATGGAGGTTAAGGGGGGTCGTCTAAAGTGTCCCTATAGTGTGGAGGGGAGACCCGACACAACAAACCGAGAGGTAAATTAAATGTGTTCTCATCCGCAGAACCGCCTCTCATACATTTTCTTTTATTATGGCAACCCGTTCACGCATCGGCATCCAACTCTCAGATGATTCTATTCTGTCTGTTTATCATCACTGGGATGGTTATCCGCAGTGGTTGGGTCGCATCCTGAATACTCATTACAATTCCCGTGAAC